TGCTTCAAATGTTCTATCTTTTACTTGTTGTTCGGTTAGTAATAATTTGTTTTGAGTAGTGGGAACTACTAACTTAGTATAATGTCCACTTGTAAAGAAATTAGAACTATATCTATATCCTGCATCCTTAAAAATAGCATCAATAATAACCTTTAAAAATATTTGAGGTTTCCAATCTTTTGTATAGTAACCTCTTTGGTTATTACTTAAACCTAAGTCAATCAATCCATAGTAGTAACCAATAGCTGCACTCGGTGTCCAACTTGCTTGTATATTAGTAAAGTTCCATGTATGGTCAAATGCTGATAGGTCAAGTTCGTTTAATTTCTTTTCGCCTAAGTCTTGAAACAAGTTAGCTGTTTTTCCAATTATTATTATTTCATATTCAATTTCGTAATCATCTAAAACATTAATATTAGTTAGCTGCAAGTAACCTTGTAATTGAACTATTCCATTCTTATAAAGGATTGCATCAGCCTTTAAACTTGGGTTAAAGTCAGGTGCAAAATTATAAGTGTTGGTGTTTTGAACTGACCTTGCAAGATTGAATATGTTACTAAAAATATTATTGTTATTGCTCGTACCGGGCAAAGTAATTGTTTTACTAAAATCACTTTTTCGCTCGGCAATATTTTGAATATCTACTATACTTTTGTTAATTGGTATTGATACGTTGTCGTATAAGTCTAACTCATACTCAACTATGTTAGCCCCTGCAATTTGGTTTATTATTAATCTGTTTTGATTCATTATAAGCTTTGTCTATAACGTGAGTAACTGTATTCAATCTCAAATGTTACATTAAATAACTTTCTATCAGTCATAAAAGTCTTAATTTCGTAACTTGAATTTAAAATATTGACCGCTACAAAATCAGTTGGGCTACGTTCAAGATAAATAATTGGTGACGTTGCAAGCTGCTCAAGTAATGCGCTTTCTTCTTCGCTAATCCAATCGCTATTAATGGTAATTTTATCATTTATCGTTGTGTTGTAGTTAGTTTTTAGCCTATCACTTTGACTATATCCTATTGGTAATGGTGCTTTAAATTGTTTCCTATCAATATCCATTGCATTTATGGTGTTTTTATTGAAGTTAAACGCATCAAACCCACCTAATTTATTAAGGTAATGCAGCCTAACTGTTTGGTATTGACTGCAAATTTCAGTATATTTAAAAATTTTAGTTGCAATTACATTTGTATCGGAATCATAAAGTTTAATAAAAAACTCATTGCCTTCGCTTAAAGTTATAAAACTCATTAAATTTAAAACATCTATCGTAAATAAATACTCATTAGCTGTTAGTGTGGGTACTGCTGTATATACTGGTAATAACCCCCCTGTATTATAGCCTATTCCAATATAAAAAGTTACTCTTGTTTTATCAAACCAAGTTAAATACCTTTGTTCATTTGGTCCTATATTCTCTTTTGATTGGTAGTTTAAAAATCCATAGTTTAAAACTTGTTTATTATCAAATGCAGTTGGTGTATAATCTTCAAAATCAAATATAGCATTTGCAGCTACTTTAAAATTTGAACTACTTGGCGATGCAGGGTCACTTGCTAACACCCCACTTAATGTAGGTATGCCGCTTGCATTGTCGTATAGTTCCCTGAACTGAACAAAGTAATTCAATCGTGATTTTACATTTGCCATTATATCAAATGAAACAGGGTCAAAATCATAACTAACATAGTTTTTAACTACGTTGCCAACATCAAATGTTAATTGGTTACTGCTAGGTTGCGCTGGGTATTTTAACCTTGCTAATGGATTGTTTGCCCCGCCTGTTTCGTTTACATCAACTATAAAATTAAAGTTAGGTTGCGCTGTATTATTACTACTGACTGTATAAGGAATTTGATTATAAGCAGCCATAAATTGATTAGGGCTTGAAAGTATTGTAATTGCCATTATTGAATTATTGCTAGTTTTATTTTAGTTCCTATTTCTTTACTCAATGCCTTATTTAATATCTTTAATCTTTTAGTACCCACCGCAGGTTCTACAAAGTTCATCGGTTTAATACCGCCTATTTTAGTTGCTAATGCCATACTCATAGCTTCTTTTGTGATTATATCAGCTTGCTTCTTTTTATTCTTACGAATTAAAGTTTGTTTCTTTAATCCTTTGCTGCCAGTCCTTGCGATATACTCTTTAAAACTTTTTAGCATGTCAGGTGATACCCCTAAGTTCTTAAAACTATAATCGCTATTAGGTGCTTTACTTTTATTAAACACACCCTTTACGCCCTGATTTACAAAGTCGTAATAATCAGCACCCATGATTTTAATTCCTAATGGTTTTGGGTCAGGGTACATAGTACTTGCTAGTGTACTTGCTTGTCTAGTTCGTGCTTTACGTGTGATTATCTTGCGCATTATTCCGATTGACTCATTAGCCCAAACTAAATAAATCTTATCAATCCCAGTTGCTAAATCGGTTTCAAAGTTCTGTAAACTTTCACCATACTTACTTCCTATGTCCTTTGCGCTTGCTGCCATTTTATTTTATCATCTTCGCTTTTATCTTTGTAAAATACTAGCGTGTTTAAAAATTCAATTATATTCATGTCCTCGTAATAACTCCACTTACTACGGTCATTATTTGCTAGGTTGTTGATTGCGATAATCCACCCCCATTTGCTTTCAAAATTTTGTCCACTATTGGCTTCGTTTTCTCCATTGCTTTGTTGGCTTCCGACTCCAAATAGGTTAGGATATTGTCGGCTAATTCCTTGTAGTACCTGCAAAAAAAAAGCATGATAGGGTATGCAGTATCAATCTTTAAATGATTGTAGAACAAATCCGCCACCTCTTTATGATTTGCACCATCGTACTTTTTACTTTTACCATACCAAGTTTTCTCAACACAAATAGCTGCAAGTATATTGTGTATATTTGCCACTATATTCTTTTCGTCTTTGCAGAATGAAGTAACGTCAATGTATTGCGCTGCTGTTAGTTTTTGGGTTTGCCAAACACATTTAAAACGCCTACCTTTTACTTTAAAATCCATTTTAACCTTTGCGTTAGGGTTAAGTAGTTCTAACCTGTTAAAGTCCTTTAAAGCATCGGTTAACTTTTCAATAGGCATACTTTCGATTTCATCAAAGGTTTTGCCGCTCAATTCAGCTAATAATTTAATGTTTCTATTTAATACGTCAGGTTCTAAATCTGCAATCGTTTTGCATTTTAAGAATTGACCAATAGTTATTTTATTATACTTCATCTATTTTAAATATAAATTTATTACTTTTTTGCTAAATTTTAATTGTGGCGTATTTGCCACTAGGTCGGTTATTTAATTTATTCAGTGCGAAATAACGTAATGCATCAATTGCGTGGTTACTATGGTCAATTGGATTGCCTGTTAGTTTGCCATCTCGGTCAGTTGCCCAAACATAACTTCTCAACTCTTTAATTAAATTAATTGAGTTTTGAGTTACAAAAAAAGGTTCACGCTTTAAAATATCAATTCCAATTTTTATACTATCAGCTCCCTTTTTTGCTGGTGTAATTAAAAAACCTTGCCGCCTTAATTCTTCAATTGATTTAGGCTCTGCACTATCAGCTACTATTTCGTAAGGTCGACCAATGTTTTCTGACTTCATAAAGTTACCGATGTCTAAATTAGTCATATTAGTTCGGTATAACACTTCATCAAAATAAAGTTGATTGTTTGTTTTGTAAACCGCTATTAAGGTCGTGGGGTCGTTTGTGAATCCAAAATCCATTCCATAGCCTAATAGCTTTGCATCAGTTGGAACGCTTGCCACTTGCTGCCAATTATCAAACACTACACCTTGCAGGCTACCAATCTGACCTAATCCGTAAACTTTCCACCAATTAGCCCAATAGCTGCTAGTTATTGCTTTAACTTCTGCTTGCTCAATGTCATGTATAATCGTGTCAGGGAGTGCCTCATTATCTTTGTAAGTTAAGATTATGTGTTCGCTATCATTGTCTTTTAAAACTTCAGTATGCGCCCAAAATTCA